GAAGTCATGGTGATTTCTATCGTAGTGTATGGGATGTAATGTCCAATGACCTACCTGCATCTGACCTAGAGGATGCGAGTGTAAACTTTAAGTCAGCACGTAACAATGGATGGACTATGCTTGATGTTACATTACCTAAGATCAAGACAACTATTCATACAACTAAACATACTACTGAAATAGCACAGAGACTAATAGCTGTGCATGGTATAGATGGTACTGCTTCACCTGCTACATGGTTTGGTGCTATAGATTTCTTCTGTACTAATGGTATGATCACTGGTGATTACGACAAGGTACGTAAGAAGAATACATCAGGCTTCACACTGTCAGGCTTTCAGCATGAGTTGTCTAAAGCTAAGACAGACTTTAACCTACAGGGTAAAAGACTACAGACATGGGCAGACACTGACCTGACATATGTAAGTGTACACAAATTGCTTGAGGACATCACCAAGTCAGAGCGTAAAGCTAAGAAGATGTATGAGTTGTACATGCAAGAGGCAAGTGTACGTGGTCACAATAAGTTCGCATTGTACAGTGCCTTCACTAACTATGCTTCCTATGCTGACGAGCGTAATGGATTCAGCCTACGTAATACAGGTAATGATACACAGGCTGTGAGTATGTTCTCTCGTGAGCAAGAGGTATCCAAGTGGATTAGTACACCTCTATGGGATAACGTAGAGAACCTAAGAGAGTATGCTTAATGGATTGGAATGACCCAGAGCAGGTACGTGCGTATCATCGTGCGTACTACCTCAAGAATAAAGAAAAAATTCTTGAGTGTAACAAAGAGTGGTATTACAAAAATACAGAAAAAAAGAAAAAGTATCGCCAAAAGAATAAAGAAAAAATGCAAGCGTATGAAAAAGAGTATTACCAAAAGAATATTGAAAAAATTAAAGAAAGAAAGAAACAGTACTGGAAAAAGAATAAAGAAAAAATACAAAAGATTAAAACAGAGTGGAGAAAAAATAATTCTGCTTTAGTACTACAACATATGGCAACTCGTAGGGCTAGAAAGATACGTGCCATACCTGCTTGGTTAAGGAAATGTCCTGTTGAGAAGAGAAGAGTTTATACAGTCTATCTACTCAGTCGTTTGTTAGCCAAGGCAGATGGGATTGAACGACACGTGGATCACATGGTTCCTCTGTCAGATGGTGGACCACACTGGTCAGGTAATCTGCAGATACTAACGAAGGAACAAAACTTAGAAAAGGGTGCATACTCTTGTCCTAAACTAAAGAAACAAATGAAACTTAACTTAAAGGAAGCGAGGGCGTTACATGTTAAAGCTGCCTAGATATGTGCAGAAACGAGACACTGGTGAGTACAGATTTAATCCACCACAAAACCTAGTTGACGCAGGTGTAGTGATCAGAAAAACTTTTGGCACTGACCTGCAACAGGTGCGTAGACTTGTTCGCAAAGACAATGAAGCCATTGATAACTGGCGTGACATACAGTCACAGGTGTTAGTGATCACAAGTGGTAGTACATTCAACGATCTGGTTGAGTATTATTATATGTCTAATGATTTCAATATGTTACGTGATACAACTAAGGTGGATTATAAATACTTCTTGAGTATAGTGTGTGACAAAATTGGCACAGTTAAATATAAAAAGATAACACCAAAGGTTGCCAAGGGTGTGTATGAAGACTGGGTCAAGCGTGGTGTAAGCTTTGCTAATCACATTGCAACCTGCTCATCACGTGTGTTTAACTATGCGATTGAGATGGAACACGCTATCTTAAATCCATTTAGTAATATAAAACGTAAGGCATCTAAGAAGAGAACAGTTGTATGGACAGCAGAAGATGTCGTTAAGTTTCTTGATGTAGCCTATGCTAACTTTGAGACACGAAACATAGGACTGATTATACAAATGGCATACGAGTGGTGTCAAAGATTGGGTGACATGCGTACCCTTGAATGGACGGATATTAACTTCGATACACAGAGGTTACACCTTGAACAAAGTAAGCGTAGAGCAGAGGTATTTCTGCCAATATCAGAGGACTTAATGGACATGTTACAGGATCAGCACAAAGACTTTGGCTTTCAAAGGTACGTAGCACCTCATCCCAAGCCCGTACAAGGTGGGTTTGAACCTTATACCTTGCAGCGACTATCTAAAAATGGAAGGGCTATCATGCGTGAGGCTATGTTGTCTGAGAACCTACGTCTAATGGACTTGAGAAGGACAGGAGTGACACAAATGGTGGACGCAGGAGTACCATTGCCACAAGTTATGTCAGTGACTGGGCATACACATGTGTCTTCTGTGCAACCATACATGAAACATACATATGCTAGTGCAAATTCTGCATTGACACAAAGATCAGATAGCTTACAATCAACAACAAGTTGTAACAAAGAAAGTGATACATATGAATATAAATAATATTATAAATGATCTATCACTTGTTAATGGTGAGACAAGAAGAATGAGTTGCCCTGCTTGTAATGGGTACAAGACTTTTACTATCACTAATAACATGGGATCAATCATGTGGAATTGTTATAAGGCAAGTTGCAAGTACTCAGGGGGTACACGTGTACATTTAACAAGTGATGATATACGTAAGTCTCTTGGGCATGTAGCTGAAGAAACAAAAGAGATTCCATTCAGTAAACCTGAGTGGTTAGTAAGAGATAACACAGCAATAGGTACGTTCTGTAACCAATGGGATTTAGATCCTGATAGACTGGGTCTGTTGTATGATGTAAAGGAGAGCCGTGTCGTATTTCCTGTGGTTAAATCAGGTGTGATGGTAGATGCTAGTGGCAGAAGTATCACACATAGACTACCAAAGTGGAAACGATATGGTAAGAGCGACTTGCCCTACTCATATGGGTGTGGTAGTGTCGCTGTAGTTGTTGAGGACTGCATAAGTGCTGCGATTGTAGGTAGTGATGTATATGTTGGGGTCGCTGTGTTGGGTACGTCACTATCAGAAGCACACAAGAGGTTCTTATCGCAGTTCTCAACAGCCATTGTAGCACTAGACCCTGACGCACTACCCAAGACGCTACAGTTTACGAAAGAACTAAGGGGGCATGTACCAACAGTTCGTGCCTTAAAATTAACAGATGATTTGAAATACCGTAATCCTAACGACATTCAAAACCTTACAGCATTAGGAGAATAAAACATGGAACTATCATTAATACGTAGCCTTATGGACAGAGGTTTCTATGACGATCATCGTGGCGCACGTTGCCCAGATCGTTTGTTCAGCAAAGATGTACGCAAGATCAAGGCATCAATAGACCTAGCGATGGAGAGATACGAGCGTACTGTTACACCTGCTGAGATTGAGGCATTGTTTATGTCCAGTAATGCACAGCTAACGACAGCACAGAAACAAGCATACTCATCTTTGTTTAATCAGATAAAGAAAGAAGCACCTATGGGTAATGACGTAGCACAGGAAGTGTTGTCTAAGTTATTCCAACAGGTGATAGGAGAAGAGATAGCAAACATTGGCTTTGATTATGTCAATGGTACGAAGGCTACGCTTGAGCCTATACGTAATATACTTGAGCAATATGGTGATGACTTTACACCTGACTTAAACATTGAGTGGGATGACATGGACATTGAGACACTGCTTGCCAAGAATGATTTGGAAGCACGATGGGTGTTCAACATACCTACACTCACACGTAAGATAGAAGGTGTGAATGAAGGACACTTGATTGAGATAGGTGCTAGACCTAACACAGGTAAGACATCGTTCCATGCAAGCTTAGTGGCAGGGCCAAATGGTTTTGCACAGCAAGGAGCAAAGTGTATTGTGTTGTGTAACGAAGAAGGTTCACATCGTGTGGGTGCTAGATATTTAACAGCAGCTACAGGTATGACCATGCAAGAGATTAAAACTAATCCAAGCAAGGCACGTGACATATACTCTACGATCAGTAGTAACATAAAGATCAAGGACTCTACCAGTAGAGATATGGCATGGGTTGAGAGTGTATGTAAATCTTACAAGCCTGATGTAGTTATACTAGACATGGGTGATAAGTTTGCTAGGACACAAGGGTTTGCCAGAGCAGATGAAGCACTCAAGGCAAATGCAATACATGCACGACAGATAGCCAAGCAACATAGTTGTGCTATCTTTTATATGTCACAGCTATCTGCTGATGCAGAGAATAAAGTTGTATTGAATCAGGCTATGATGGAAGGGTCACGTACAGGTAAAGCTGCTGAAGCTGACCTCATGTTACTCATAGCTAAGAATCCACCTGTCGAAGGGCAGGATGAAGAAGATACTCAGCGTCACTTAAACGTAGTAAAGAATAAACTATCAGGGTGGCATGGTATAGTTCATTGTGAACTCAACTATAAGACAGCACGATATGAAGTCTAGTAGTTTAATTTTAATTAATATAGGGAGAACTTAATGTTAGATATGAATGAAATAAATCCTCGTACAGGTAAGACAGCATACTATAAAGATAACGCAGACCATAAACGAGAATATCAACGTAACTATAACAAGGCTAAGAGAAGTTTAAAGAAGATGTTATCAACTGAGGGTCTAACACTATCTGATCTAGGAGATACAACTGTACTCAAGGCAATACAAGAAGCGCAATCAAGTGGGCGTAGTAAACCTGCACTCAATGAACGACCACCAGATGGTGTAGTATATGTAATTACAAACCCTGCTTTTG